ACTTTTCCTTTTAGTAAACTACAATCTGAACATACCCCGAGTTGAGATGACGAGCATGTCCGACAAACCGCCCCAGACGGAGTCGGAACAGCCGCCAGGAGTTGAAAAAGGGCAAGAGCGGCGAGCGAGGAATATTTTCTCGCGTGGACACGGGGTGTCCAAAAGTCAGCTGGCCGAGCTCACGGCCCGTTTTCCCGGTTGGGAATTCAAATATGGCGAAGGCGCTTTGCACCCACACCCAGTGGGGGCTGCCGAGCGCGCCATAACTGAGCAGATGCTGTACGGAGAGATCGTGCGGAAATACGGAGACAAGGTGAAGATTACCGACATTGGCGGGAATGCTAACCGACACCTCAGGTCTGGGAGGACCAACGTACATTCGTGCAACCCCGTTCTCAGCGCATCCGACGTCATAAGACGGCGCCCTGATAGTTATCTTGAAGGAGCCGATTATTGTACCAAGATCGCTGAAAAATGCCAATTCCGACCCGACGTTTACCTTGCTGTTCATTCGTTGTACTACATGTCGCCAGCTAACATCCTGTACTTGGTTGGTCGGTCCCTTAAAGGCCGACTTTACGCCGTTTGCCACTCGTTTGAGAAACTCTATGGAGGATTTCATTATGTGGATGACGTCGCAGAATCCACGTATCAGGTGTTCGCAGAGGGAGACGACATGCGGGTGCATATGAAAGTGAATGGCAACCATACCGGCTATAGTCACAGTGCTTGCACGTGGTTGCGCGAGAGCAACTACCTGCAGATTGGTGACGAGGCAATGGCGTGGTCAAGTCAACCTGTCGGCGATTCTCATCTGTATGAGTTTTCCGTCGCGCCCCTAGGGCTCGATCGTGAGAACCATCGTGATTTACCTTTATGCGAAAGTCTCAACCGATGCGACCATCATGGAAGCGTTGGAGGGGTCATCGCCCACGGCGACCAAAGCGAATTCCGTCCCATGCTCGAAGAGTTGAAAATCAACACGGGCAGGGTGGTGAGCTACGGTCAATGGACGGCGACTTTCTTTGCTTCGCAGCGTACAATATTGGTGCCAAAGGACCTCATTGTGAAGGTCGGAAACAGCATGGTAGGGATGCCGCGTACGGAACGCACGCTCACGACGTGTATCAACCGTATGCGGACTCATCTGAACAAGATGAATGTCCCTGAAGCCATGAAGTCCGACTGTTTAACCTATGGGTCATCCCTTGCGTTCGTCTATAGCCTAAAAGACGAAATTCACGCTTTCAACAGTCTGTGCCGCAGCCCAGTCTCACGCCTTTTCGCATCTCTCTCGCGAGCGCTGTCCATGTCCCCGTTGGGATGTTGTGACGTAGCCGCCGATGTCGCTCCTAGCGACCGGCGAGCGAGGGAAAGAATCGGCAAAGACTTGGCAGCCTTGTATTCCCGTGACTATGTCACTCCAGCTATCGCCGGCTCGTTTAATGCCCGCGAAGCTTGGCCCGATGGATTACCAGGTGTGGAGTGCAACATGGAAAAGAAGCCGTTGAAAACTGGCGCGCGCATCAAAGAGACGCCCGCCAATGAACCAGATGTCATTCGCCCGCAGCTGCAGGTAAATTGCCCAATCTTTACCCCTATCCAAGCTGTCGTACCCAACCCGTCAAAGAACAATGAAGAACTAGCCCTGCGTAATCGGGCTCTAGTAGACACTCCCGCCGAGGACACGGCCATGTGGAATTTAGTTATTCGACATGCCCATCGTGCAACACGGGGTCTTGAACGCATCGACGTCCAATTCGATGAGCTCTTCATGACGTGGAACGCAAAGTTCCCCGTGGAAGTCCAGAAACGTTACCTGCTCGCTTACGCCAATGTTCGCCAGCAGGGGCTCACCCCTAAAGATCTCATGTTAAAAATGTTTATCAAAAGGGAGGTCACCCTTAAAACTGGTGACGTTTTCGAAGACTTTGATCCGCGAGCCATTCAAGGCTGTTCTGACGAGATGAATGTCGCCTATGGGCCGTTCATTTGGGCTGCTAGCAAGAAACTCTGTTCGACTTGGAACCCGAAAGAGCGTATTTGCTACACTAGTGGACTCACCGCCGAGGATATCGGTGCGTGGCGAGCCACATTTGACGGTGAGTCTTCAACTACCATTGTGGAGTTGGATGAAAGCCGTTACGACGCACATCAAGGCATCGGAGTTGCAGCATGCTCTTATGTCTTGAAGCAAGCCTTGGGAATTGAGAACTACCACTTACCAGCTTTCATCGAGACTGAAATGATGGTGAAAAGGGGGAGTTCTAAGTACTTCAAATATCGTGTTCCGGGGACCATGACGAGCGGCAAAGCCGATACGTCGTTGTCCAACAGTTTTGTGAACGCCATGAAACTGGATTATTTGTTGAGGAAATTTGGGATTTTAGAGAAGGAAATTCGAATGTTGGTCAATGGCGATGATAGTCTCGTCGTCATTAAACGTGCTATGACAGCGGCGCGCACTGAGAAGTTGCGCACCTTCCTTGTTGAGGAAAACCTGAAGTTGGGGTTCCGCACCAAGTGTAAGATCCGCACGGAGTGGCACGAAGTGGAATACTGTTCTGGGCTGTTTTGGCCTGTTGAAGACGGTTATGTGTTGGGACCGAAGATCGGACGGCGTCTGCCCAAATTGGGTTTTGGAGTAACCAAGCTCACCGACGCCCAAATCCGGTCAATGGTCATTGGAATGAAGAACGACCTATCTCACGTTCCTGTGTTGCGCGTGTATTTTGAATATTGCATGAAGCTTGTCAGAAAGAATAAAAACCAAGAAAAAGCCAACAAGGCTAATAAGACAAGCGACTTACGTGTTAAGAACGCAACCTACGTAGATAAGGAGGCTCCATACAAGAATTTGTGTAGCCAGGTCCATTCTGCCACCGCTGAAACCGAAGAATTCTTCACCCGCCGGTACGGATTCAGTCTCCGCTTATGTGAGGACGCTATGCGCCTCAGTCTCGACCAGATCAAGACAATCACCGATTGCGTTCATTATCCCTTGATGAAAGCTTTTACTCAGGACCTGTAGGAGGTCCGGCCTGAATGGGCATAATACACGGCAAGAAACTGCCTGAACAACAATGCCGTTGAT